TCAACAGATCAGGAGCAAAAAATGTCAGGAATAGTAACCACAATCACCGGAAAAGTACTAGAAGCCAAAGTAGCTAGTTTCAAGGACGAGCAAGGCGACCAAATCAATTACGGCAAAGTACAGCTACTGACACCAGACATGTCAGGCGATTTTTACGCAATCCAGAATATAAAGGTTAAAACAGAAAAATTCGGCCTACTGCCTTCGCTTCAGGAAGGGAAGGGTCAGACTTTTGTAATCGAGTGTTCTACAAATACATTCGGCGGCAAAGTCTCTTATTACTTGGAAAGTTTCAAAGCAGCTAAGAAGGCTGCGTAAAGAATTAGGTCATGTCCCTTTACTACATTGGCTGTGATAGCCCTCCCACTGAAAATGGTGCAGCGACACGCTTGCAGTGCACCTATTCAAGTGGAGCAGTCGCATACAGTGAAAGTAATGTAATTGACCTATACGGCCCAAGCATGACGATAGCGGATGCCCACATTGTTGGTCTTCAGTTGTTGGCTGTTTGGTTAACTGCATTTACGGGCCGCAAGGTTGTCGAAATGCTTAGATATTCATAGGAGAAAATTATGAAAAATCTATTTAAAAAAATCGGTGCCTCATTGGCGCTACTTGTCGCTTTTTCTGTTCCTGCTCATGCCGCGTTAGATACTACGGCTCTTGTAGCAGGTTTAGGTGAGCTAGACACGTTAGCGGCTTTGATCGTTGGAGGCTTGATTGCATTCGCCATCACTTGGATGGTAGGCAAGAAAGCTTTCAGCATGATACGGAGCGCTGGCTAGCACCTTGAGGGGTGCTAAAAACACCCCTCATTTTTTAATTATGTTCACAGAATCAGATCTTATTTTAATTGGATACATCATGACCGCATGGATACTTTTCTCAAGCTAGCATTAGTCTTCCTTACCTTTGTCGTTGCCAGTTATACAGGGACTACTAGAGCGCAAACTGACGGTCATGTTTGCTTTGGCGCGCTTACTCAATCCAACCATTATGGCTTTACTCGTGAGGAGGCTAGGGGCGGCTATTGTACTGCTTTAAGTGCAGCAGGGTTCGAATCTGTTTCTAACTTTGGTACTGATGGTTGTGCTTATAGAAGTGCTAACAGGAATAAGGTCACTTATTGTGCGTTTACTAGTACCCCTGTTTGTACAGATGCTAGCGGTTTAGCCACTCAAACAGAGCCGGATGGTTCATGTCCAGCAGACGATAATGGAAGTGATGGTGATGACGATGACGGTGATGGTTCTGACTGTGATGAAGGCGAAGAAGAGGAACTCGATTGTAACGATGGAGACGACGACGATTATGACCGTGATGACGATGGGGAATCAGACTCCGAAGACGGTGACGATGGATTTTGCTTTGATGAAGATGGACCTGAAGGCTCAACTTGGAAGGGTGAGGGTGACCGTGATCCTGATTGTCCGCCCCTAGAAGAAGAGTGCCCAACTGACGAAACTCAGTTTTATAATTTACCTTTCCCTCCGGGGCAGGACTACCTAAGACCGCCACAGAATATCTGTGATGGCTCATGTGAATTTACTCTGGATATCGGAATAGGGCGTGGTTGTCGGACTAGGGTTTTAGGCGGCGTTGATTGGGGCTTGCATTGCGAATATGGTGCAACTGGTGAGACTTGTGATGTTTGTACTACACCCGAATGTGATGGCACTGGCGATGATGAATGTCCGGAAGGACAGCAGAGAATAGGCGAGGCTTCTCAGTGTACAGAGATCGAAAATTTTTGTGATATCGACGAGCATACAAACGGTACCGAAGATAATCAGCCGGATGGTCTAGCCGATAACGCGGATTCTTTTGCCTGCGGAAATTGTAATCCAAACGTGGATGCAGATTGCGTTAAAAAGTCTTCCTATAACTGTGATGTAGACCCGCCTGAGTGCGTAGACGACCCTGTGGTATGTGCTGTTAAAGAGCAAACTTATGAACTCCAATGCGGCACTGATATTGGTGATCCTTTTGAGTGCGAAGAGTCATTCACCTGTACGGGATCGCTTTTAGAGTGCGCTAAGATTGAGTTTGATAGAGAGAATTATTGTCAATATCAATTGACAGAAGAAGAAGAAGCAGACCCTGATAATTTAGCCAATTTTAGGGAAGGGGTAGACGATGGTGCTGAATATGAAGGTGGTGACGAGGTTGACGGTTCATTCATAGATGTTGAGTCTGCTTTAGCTCTTCTGGATGATTCAGGCTTAGGGTTTCCTCGTACCTGTTTTGAAGATTATGACGTTAGTTTTTTTGGGAATAATTACACAGTTGAAGTATCTAGGCTTTGTCCTATTTTGGGTGTCCTAGGCGTTTTGATAATGATCGTCGCGTCAATTATTTCTGGTCGAATTGTATTGGGAGCTTTTTAATATGCCAGCTTTTTTAGCGTTTTTTCTAGGTACTTCATTGCCCTCTATTGTGTTTAGGGTTTTTTCTTTATTGGGCATCGGCATTGTAAGTTATACAGGTCTGGGCGTTGCCGTTGATCAATTTACTTCTTTGTTTGTAGATTATTCAAATGATCTAGCCAGTGATCCATTGGGTATATTGGGCTACTTAAACGTCGATAGAGCATTTCAGCTTATTATGAGTGCTTACTCAATTCGTTTTACTGTCCAGACATCACGTAAGTTCTTGGGGGTTCGCCAATGATTTTTGCTAAAACTGGTCAACCAGGGGCTGGTAAAACTTTAAACGCTATTAAGTTTGCTGTAGAAGATTCTCAGTTTAAAGACCGGCAGGTTTACTATTACAATATCAAGGGTATCGCTATTGATTCATGGATTGAATTGACTGAAGACCAAGTATTTAAGTGGTTCGATTTGCCGGATGGTTGCGTGATTTTGATCGATGAATGTCAAGATATTTGGAGACCGAGGCCTGTAGGCGCACCGGTACCTGAGCATGTTGAGAAGCTAGAAAAGCATCGTCATAGGGGAATGGATTTTATACTTACTTTTCAGTTTCCTAAGCAGATTGATACCGTTGTTCGTCATTTGATCACTGACCATTATCATTACACTAGAACGCGAGGTTTGCAGGCCACTACTGTTTATATTTGGGATAAGCTTTGTCAAGATACTGATTCTAAAGGGCAGAGAAAATTAGCACTTACTAAGACTATTCCATTTGATAAAAAGATATTTGAACTTTATAAATCTGCTTCCTTGCATACAGCGAAAGTTAGAATTCCAAAGTTTTTTTACCTCATTCCTTTGATGGTTGTATCAGCTATTGCATTAGCTGTTTATTCTTATAATCGTATTTATTCATCAGTCGAAGCAAGCCCTATTAGTGATTTAAATCCAAATCAATCGATTCCTATAATTGGTGACGCTAAAGTCGTTGCACTAGGTGATCCAAAGGGAGATTATTTAGTTGCCCGAACTCCCTTAATAGAAAACGATCCTGCATCTGCTCCGATTTTTGCAGAGCTTCATAACGCGGTTAGTATGCCGAGGCCTAATTGCATTCAAACTAATGTTTTGAGAAGGGGTAAAAAGACCTGTGTTTGTTATTCTCAGCAAGCCACTCGAATGGCCATTGATGAAAAACAGTGTATTTACCACGTTGCAAACGGTTATCAGTTCGACTATACGCAACCTGATTATAGACGTACCGAGTCCGAAGGGGGCGACAGAAGCGGCAACCAAGCCGCTGGCGCACCCTTCGATCTTGTACCTGAAGAATCACGTCCAGTGCAGTTAACTAGATATCCTTCCGTGGTTAAACATCCGTTAGCATCCAATTGACTTTGGCGCTGATATAACCAGAATTTCAATTGCGCATAAGGCACTATAGTTATGTAACTAGCCCTCGATCATCACCAAAAAAAAGCCCTCTATCGAGGGCTTTTTACATAACTGTATTATGCGCAGTTAAGGGCTATGCTTTTTCTCTATTAGATTTCCAGACCATTTTCGCTAGTGCTATTAATGGGATTGTTAGCATTGCGTATCTAGATAATTCGTCGCCGATGATCACGCTTTGTAATGTTGATATAGCAAACAGTACTATCAGCAAAACGTTTACTAGATCATTCATGGTTACTGATTCATTCTTAAATTCGTTTATTAAGAACATAATCACGCATACGGTTATTAGGGCCATAGCGCCTAACATTATCATTGCAATTGGTGTCATAGCAGTTCTCCTTGTGCGTTCGTTTTTACGTAATCTCTTATGAATTCTCTAATTAATTGAGCACCTGTTCTGTCGTTCTTGCTAGCGCTATCGATGAAAGCTTGTCTTAGCTCTTTATCAATTCTGATTTGTAGTGTTACTTTTTCTTGACTCATTTTGCTATTCCTATGTAAGTAAGATGTAATTATAGTGTACTTACCTAGTAATGTCAACTATTTTCTCGCTTTAATAATATCTTCTAGAGTTATTTCCTTAATTCCAATTTGTAGCATTAAATCAGCGACTTCAGTTGGTTTAACAAAACCGTCTAATTCTTGCGATAGCTTCCATGCTTTTTTCTCAATTTCTCTCCACCTATCAGGCCTGACTCTTAGTGTGTGGCCCTTGCTATGAATGCCCATTGTATTACCTCGTTGGCTATAAAAAACTAGCATCAT